TGAATGCCCTTGTTTGGGGCATGGGTGAAGAGGTTATATCAGATATGGATGAATTACAATCATTTGGTTATAAGTTATTGGGTGAAAAACCACCTCCAAACTGGACTGGTGAGAGAGTTAAGAGATAAATATATTATATGGCCTATAACACCATGCAGCAATCGGTGCTCAACAAGTCAAGAGCTGATAAGTTCTTACTTGTTTTTGATATACCGCCTATATTAAAAGAATTTAATACTAAGTTTAAGCAAGATAATACCTCTATTATTAGCGATTCAGTACAGTTTTCTATATTTGGCACTGCGGTACCTGAAATTACTGTACCAGCTGTAGAAAATAGATATGCTGGTAACACTCTTTATGTATCTTCGCATAGTAAAAATTCTTACCCGCCTGTGAGTGTTAAGTTTAATGTTGATAATGAGTATAAAAATTACTGGGTAATATATCAATGGCTTAATCTTCTTCATGATCAATATGATGGTAGATATAATGCCCGTGAAATAAACTCTAACAGCCCTGATGAAAATTTTAAAGATTATCAAGCTAATTTAACAATTTACGGTAAAGATGAGTTTAATAATAATAGAATAAAATTTACGTATACCAAAGCCTTTCCAACTACCGTAGATACTATTGATTATAACTATCAAAACGCTGATGAGATATCCTCTGGATTTACCTTTGTTTACTCACAATTACATACTGAAGTTATGGATTTTTGAATATATTTGTCCTAGATTGGATAAATAATTTTATGGCACAGCGTACAATTAACTCTCCCGGAGTAGAAATTAGAGAATCAGATCTTTCCCTTACAGCTCCTTTAAATGTTGGAACTAATGTATATGTTACAGGTTTTGCACAACAAGGACCATGTGACGAGGTTCTTAAGGTAACCACAAAACAAGAACTAAACAATATTTTTGGACCTCCAACAAACTCTGCAGAAAGATATTTCTACTATACTATAGATGAATTATTAAATTCACCAGCCAATGTTTTTGCAACTAGATTACCATACGGTTCTGGGTCTGGGGATGGGTTTGGATCTAAATACTCTGCATTAGTATACCCAGTACGAAGCCTTTCTGCCGCGGCTGGAGGACCACTGCCAACCGGAGGCGATGGTACAGAGTTTGCCGGTGTGTTGTCCGGTATTTCAACTAATTTGGATGTTGGACTTTCTGCTGTGTATGTGTTAGGTAAACCAACGCACTTAGAGCTTACTGAATCTGAATACCTAAGTGGTGTAGCTGGTACAGCCTTTACATGGTCACCTAACGCGCGCTTTGACGCCTTTACTACTCTTGCTCACGCTAAACAAGCTGGTGTTGTTATATACAACAAAACAACTTCGACAATTAATAATCAATTTGAAGGATTTTATGTTGGACTTGCTGATAACACGAATACCGATCCGGGTAGTAACTTTAACAATATTTTAACAACACAAACACTTACTAATTCAGCTACAAGTACTTCTAGCTTTACAACAATACCAGCAGGTACGCAAGTGTTTAAACTATCAGCTAACTTCTTAACTGGTACAACCAATTCTGTATCTGAAGTAATAGAAAACTTTACAGAGTTTGAGATTGATGGTAGGGATTATGATGATATCTTAAACGTTGGTGTATTTAAACTGCGTAAATCGATTTACGCTAATGAAGCATTTAAGCTTGATTATGTTTTAGAAGATGGTATTGCTGGCTCGATTAACAACTTTAGAACACAGCTTAATCCACGTGGTGGGTTAGATATACCATACTTTATTGAATCACGTGATGATAACTCTCGTAACGTTGTAATAAAGGTAAATGATTTTATCTCTGGTAGACTCAATGGTGAGGATGGTCTAAATTCTATTGGTCAAGTAACTAGAAGAATTAGAGTATTGACTCAAGAATTATCAGGAGGACAAACCGCAGCAGAGACATCAGGTGCAAATAGTAAAGAATATATGGCCAAAACAGGAATTCTTTCGTCAATGTATGCTCATGCCAACGTAACCGGGGGTAAATTTGCGGATGGTGGCGGGCTTGTCGATCAACTAGGTTTTGCAGATAGTCTTTTCCCTCTTGGAGCTTATACAGATAAGAACGTTACTAAGAAAGTATTAGGAAATGTACCTAATAAGCTTGAAAGAGCATTAGACCAAGTTAAAAATGACGACATTTATGACATTGATGTTGTTGTTGAAGGTGGTTTAGGGACAATCTGGTCAGTCCAGAAAACTTTATCGTCAGCAGCAAACCCGCAAGACTATTATGATGAATATCAGGTAGTAAATGCTGCTGAGAATTTAAGAACGTCAAATGACATATCAGGCGACGCATTAACTCTTAGAAATAACTACTCTACTATCTTTAATAAGTTTGAGCAATTCTGCTCACCGCCTTATCTCGGTGGAGGTAGAGGTGATTGTATCTTTATTGCTGATCCATTACGTCAAATCTTTGTACAAGGTGATACAAGTGGTAAGGTATTAGATAATCCTACTAAGAATTTCCAAACTGATATTTATTGGCCTATAAGACATTGGTTTGCTAATGAGAATACATCTTATGCAGCAACTTATGGTAACTGGGCATTAGTATTTGATAGTTTCTCTGGCAAGCAGATCTGGGCTCCATTCTCTGGCTTTGCTGGAGCAATAATGGCAAGAACTGATGCAGCAACCTTCCCATGGTTTGCGCCAGCTGGCTTTAATAGAGGGCTTGTAACATTTGCAAATGATATTGCGGTTAATCCGAATCAGAAGCAGAGAGATGAGTTTTATAAAGCTAATATTAACCCAGTAGCAAACTTCCCGAACCAAGGATTAGTGGTATTTGGACAAAAGACACTTTCAAAGAAATCGAGCGCATTCGACAGAATTAATGTTAGAAGGCTGTTCTTGAGCTTAGAAAGACCAACTAAGAAAGTTTCTAGATTCTTCGTATTTGAACAGAATACAGAGTTTACTAGAACCAGAATTGTTAACACACTTACCCCGATCTTCGAGAGGGCTAAGAACAATGAAGGTCTATTTGACTACTTGATTGTGTGTGATGAAAGAAACAACACACCAGCGGTTATCGATGCTAATGAGTTGGTGGTTGACATTTACATCAAACCGACAAGAACGGCAGAGTTTATCTTAGTTAACTTCTACGCAACTAGAACAGATGCTAATTTTGAAGAATTAATCGGTGGTTAATGAATCAAACTATTAAATAATATTATGGCAACAACTATTCAGAACTTCTTTACCAGAGCTGCAGCAAAGCAATTTTCTCGTGACTTTCTATTTCGAGTAAGGCAAATAGACTTAATCGGTGGAATTAGTTTTAACGGGGAAGATGACCTAGTATATGCTAGGACGGCATCATTACCGGGAAGAAACATTGATAACGTCAATGTTAATTACTTCGGGCAAGAATTCCAAGTACCAGGGAGAGCAACATACGCTAACGCTGCTGGTTATTCGATTGAATTCTATCATGATGAAAATTGTGAGTTAAGAACTAAATTAGAAGCAGCTTCAAGAGCAGTGTTTAACAATGAAACATCTCTTGGACAATATGGCATGCCAGGAGAAGAGTCAGTCATTAACTTAGTACAAATTGATAAAAACTTAAATGATGTTAGAAACATTGAGCTCGTTGGAGCATCAATTAGAGAGATTAGTGACATTGAATATTCAATTGCTGACGGTACTGGTGATGTATTAAACTTCTCTACAACATTTGCTTATCACTTCTATAGAGACTTTAGTTAGACCATTTCTTTATCCGATTTGCCGATTAAATAATATTAATGGCCGGTGAAGTATACGATTTTCTTAGCAATTATAGCGTAGGAGGACCCTCACGATATTATCTCTCTCTCCCTACGCTCTGGAAGATAGAGTTTTCCAATGCAAATTCTGTGAGGGGTCAGGTTGACCAGGCTCTAGAAAAAGCTGGTGAAAGGTGGCGTGTTAAAAATACACCAGAGGAGTTTGTTGCAAACGGTAATACACTTGTAGCGCGTGAAGTTACTGTACCAGGCGAGACTACAGAGTTTTTAGAGGCAGGTGGTGATGTAAACTTAGGTGGATTTTTACCAGCGTTTGGTGTTAATAAAAGACAAGGATTCCTAACTAGAACACTAGGTGTAAATATCTTTGATACAGATGATGACTTAGAACATAATTTCTTTAGACCGTGGATGATAGCGGTTGGTATTGATGGTTTACTTAATCGAGGATTGCTCTGTCCAAATGTAATTCTAAGACAATATAACCATAAAGGTGAAATACGTAAGGGGTATAACTTTACAGACGTCTTTCCAACTAGTGTTGAGGGTTATACGATTGATTATGATAATGAGACATTTTTAGAAAAAAGCGTCACTTTTGCATTTAAGAATTACGCGCCTATATAAAATGTATGGTCTACGAAGTTGAGATACCTTTTAACAAAAAGAAGGTACAGTTAAATGTTTTTAGGTTTAAACACATAAATCAACTTCACTGGTTTAAAAACTCGCTTAGTGGTAGGGTTAAATTTCTAGAGAGCTTTATACTAACCAAAGGGTTAAATGCTATTGAAAAATTTGCAGCATTAATGCTACTTAGAGGTGAGTGTATTGATTCTTCAGTGTCTGTACAACGCGGAAAGAGACTCGTTAATGTAGACCTAGAATATATGCTCAAGCCGTTTACGCAAATGACAGATATTCGATCTTCTGTAAAGCATGAAAACTTTGAATTTATTTTTGACTACCCTTCTAGATTATGTACTGATTCAGATACTATGCTTAGTGTAGTTAGGCAAATAAAATTAAATGATCAAATTATTGACCTAGATAATTTACCAGATAATGAATATATGGATGTTATATCTAACTTACCACCTTCTTGCTTATCAGTAATTACCTCGTTTATTGATAACAATTCTGAACATTTTGTATATTCACCTCTTCCTGAAAATGATAGTATTGACTTTACAGATTATAACTCTTCTGTATTTATCAGTAATTTATTTGATTGTGTAGATGAAGCAAATTATAGAGAGTATCTATTTTTACTAAGTAAACGATTTTCAGATATAAACTTTTTACTTAACAGTACCTTTTACGAAATAGAAGATTATCTAAATCTGTATAGGAAAGAGTCGCAAGAGCAAAATGCTGAGTTGCAAAAAACTATAGGTTAATAAATACGTGTATGGATAATATCACTGCAAAAGACTTTCTCAAGAAGCTCGCAGAACTTGAAACAGACTTTAATATATACGTACCCTCATTAGGGAAAGAAGTAAGTACGATACCACTAACTCTTAAGCAGCAAAAAGATATTATTTCTACTGCAACTGGCGGTGTACAGGGGTCGTTAGAGTTTACGCGTAAAGTAAATGAAGCTATACTTGAAAATGTTAAAGAAAAGAAGTTATGCCCATATGATAGAGTACCTATTATTGTACAATTACGTAAGCAATCTCTCGGAGACAGAGTGTTAGCTGATAATTATGAGTATGTATCGTTAGATAATGTTGTCAAAAATTGTAAAAATGAAAAAGCAAAGTTTGAGAATACTAAAGAGATTACTGTTGATTCACTTAAGTTGAAGTTGAGAATACCAACATTAAAAGAAGAGAATGAAATTATTGCTAGTTGTATTACAGAACTAGAGACAATTGATCCAGATGATGTTTCTGAAACTGTTGGTACTGTTTTTGTTTTTGAGTTAATTAAGTACATACACACTATATCCATTAAACATGAAGTAGTTGCTTTTAGTGATCTTAAAATTCAAGATAGGATTGACATAATCGAGAAGCTTCCGCTAAGTGTATATAACCAGCTAGTCTCTTTCTTAAGACAGATCGGTAAATATGAAGCCGATATATTAGCTGTAGGTGATACTTATGTAACAATTGGTGCATCATTCTTTGAAGGCGATATATTCGACCCCAATGCTGAAGCATAAATATATATGTGGATGATCCAAAGATATTAATTGCTTTAAACACAATCCTAGATACGCTAGGTAAAATGAACACAGCTCCTGCTGTGGGTGATGATTCTGTTACTAAAAATATAGTAAAATCTAAAGGATCTACTTTTGATAAGCAAAATTCTAATGAGGTAGATGCAGATCAAGTAAGGTTATCGACTGAAATTGCTTACAAATATCTTCAAAAACAAGAAAAACCTAAATCAGCAAACCTTGGACGTGATAGGCCTAGATTAACAGCCGAATATACTTTGTTTACAAAGACCTTTTATAAGGTAATGCAGCAGTTAAAGCCTGATAAAAAGGGCGAAACAAAGGTTTTAGATCCTGCTGCAAAAGCAGCTTTAGCTGGTCAAGAGGAGATGAACAGGCTTCTTAAGCAATTAGCTAGTGGTAAGTTTGGTAAAGGAGGTCCCGGTGGTGGTGACGACCCCGGTGGTGGTTTATTTGATGGTATACTTGATAGTCTTAAAGACATGTTAGGTCCTCTCCTCGGGGGACTGGGGTTAGGTGGAGGTACGTTGGCATCTCGTTTGTTAGGTAGGAAAGCAAGAAAGGAAGCAAAAAAACAAAAGAAAGCGCAAAAGAAAGCTGATCGCGATAAAAAGAAGGCGCAAAAGAAGCAAGATGCTGATAAGAAGAAACAGCAAAAGAAACAAGATGCTGATAAGAAGAAGCAACCAAAGAAACCAAAGCCGGATGCAAAGACGACAAAGCCAAAGCCGGATGCAAAGACGACAAAGCCAAAGCCGGATGCAAAGAAGGCTGTCGATAAGTCAAAAGATGCAGCAAAGCAAGCAACTAAGAAAGCAACTAAAGATGCAGCTAAGAAAACTGCTGCTAAGACTGTTGGTAAGACTGCTGCTAAAATAGGTGGAAGATTTGTACCCGGGGTAGGTTGGGTGTTGCTAGCAGCTGATGTTGGGATGATGGCGAAGGGCGTTTATGATGTCAATAAGGCTTGGGGTGAAGCAGAAGAATCACATAATAAGGCTACAGCGCAGCATGCCAGCATGATAGATAAAATAAAGGCTGACGCGATGGCTAAGGCAAAAGGTGGGGACCCGCTTGGTGCTTTTGTTAGTGAATTAAGAGTAAAACAACAATCACTTAGTAAGCAATATAACGATAAGTACTATGAATACTCTGCTACAGGAGGGATTCTTGGATTTGGTAGAGGTATTAATGATGAAGAGCAAGCAGAGTTAGATCGCCTTGAAAAGGTAATGCTTAAATTTGATAAAGAAGAAATGCAACCAGCTGTAAATGCTCTTATGGCGGCAAAGGCAGCTCGTGGAGATGAAAAAGCACAAGAGTTTATGAGGAGGAACGCAAATCGTTTCGAAAGAGAAAAAGCAGAAGCTGAAAAACGAGGCGCAGCAATAATGAAAATGATAGAGTCGGGTATGTCAGAAGATGAAGCCTACAAGGCGTTAGGTGAGACTGCTAAGCAGAAAAAATTAAGAGAAAAAGTAAAGCTTGATGCAATAATAAACGACCCTAGAGCCACAAATATGTACTCTCCACAATCACAAGGAAAAATACCATATGCAGAAGACTTTATGTTTAGGAGCGGTAAGTTCATAAAGTTTGATAGTAAGGATGATATTTTAGGAGCTAAAAGCGGGGGTGCATTAGATAAATTAATTTCACGTAGCATACCAACCTCTGTTGGAGTTGGCGCGCAGCCAGTAAAAGTTTCTAACATTGACTCTATTACGAGTGAAATTAGAACTTCTAACGCCTATCTACAGGCTTTGGTAAAGCTTACAGCTAAGCTAGCCGGTGGTGGCTCTGGTGGAGCACGTGCTATACCAGTACCAAGCGGTAATGATAGTATGCCTAAAGCACAGGGTAGCCCCGATGGACCATCGATGGTAGATAGTAGAGTAGAGTTTTATAATTCAGCTTATAGTATGCATACACCTGGAACCCTCACATAAATATTATTATGGCAGACTTTGATATAGTAAGAGAATATGATTGGACATCAGTTCCAAGAAATTCACCTCTTCGTGAAGAGGCTCCTTGCGCTATAGTTGTTGCTCATCAGCTTGATAATAACCAATTACAGCAATTTATAGACGGGTACTTAAACACTGTACAGTTAGATAGTATGTTAGCCGAGGGTGAAGATCCGGGAATTGCATTTTACAGAGGTATATATAAAGGAGCTGAAAAATTAGGTACTTCTTTCTTTCCATTCTTTACTGATGCATATCGGGCATTCAGTAACGAGTATGCAGATTCTTTCTCTCCAATAAGTCAAAGAGGTGCAAAAATGATTGGAGCAGAGAACATTGAGAACTTAGCTGGTGCTGGTGAAAAGATTGTAGGAGGTGGAGTAGAGCTAGGAAAAGGCCTTCTCTCTGTTGGCGGTGGTCTTGTTGAAAATATAGGTAATCTTGCATCAGCTGGCTTTGAAGCAATAAAAGGCGGTGGTATAGGTGATCTACTTACTAAAGAAAAATTTGCAGCAGGTCTTACAAGTATGAAAGATACAATGGGTGGAGCTAAGACATTTGGCGCACCTGGTAGTTATATTGAAACACCTAAGTTCTATCAGTATGGAAATACTGATCAAGGGGTAGAGTTTCAGTTTGTTTTGTCAAATACTTTAAATGATGATGCGCCAGCTAAAAATGCTGAGTTTATAAAGGAGTGGACTACAATAAATAGACCTACAAGACTTGGTCCTTTAGGTATGACATTTCCGGCTATCTATCATGTTGAGATACCTGGATTAAGATATATTGAGTGGGCTTCTTTAGATAATTTTAATGTTTCATTACTTGGACAGAGAAGAAAAATCAATGGTGTTATCACTCCAGAAGCTTATGTTGTTAGTATGAGTTTTACATCCTTAACCGTAGAAGCAGCTAATTTTATGAAAATGGTACAAACACCAAGTCAATCTGGTGGCGAATATCAAAGAGAGCGCGCTCAAGCTCTTGGCGAATTGAGGCAGCAAGCAAATCCAACATCAACAACATCAACAACTACTACAGTTACGACGACCACACCTACTACAACAAGAATAACAACTACTACAGTGACTGGTGGCGAATCAACACTAGTTACGAACCCATTACCACCTAGCTATTAAATAAAAAAATTATTATGAGTTTAACAGGTACAACAGGAAAATATCAAGACGACATAGAAGAATTAGAATCGCTTCCATTGACGCGCTATGAAAGAATATTCAGAATATATACTGAAGGTAAAAATGGTAAGCAGTTTTATTTTTATAATATTCTAAATAAAATTGAATTTCCAGATAACATAGATCCAATGCTTCTGGATTTATACACCGTGCAAGCGAGAGAGCCATTAACAACAACGTCACATACATTGTACGGTGATATTGAAAGTTGGTGGATGATTTATCTATTAAACAAACCCCTACTTAAAAATAAATTTTATGCTGAAGGTGGGATGCAATTAAAGTATATCAAGAAAGCAGATAGAGCTTTAATTTATCAGCAAATTACTGATACAACTGCCTTTAGTAATAGACACTTCTAATGCCAACGGAACCTATATTTCCCATTAACGGGACTGATTTTTATTGTAAATTTAGCCTAACAGGACCAAGTACAGAAGGTCCGGGGAAGATTGAATTTACAAAATCTGCTGTTGTGTCGTTTGAACTAGAAGAAAACTTTTTTGAGCCATTTGCAAATGCTTCTGTTACTGTTAACAACCCATTAGATTATGTTGAGAACACTGTATTTACAAGGGGTGATGGTAGGGATAAATTTAGTATAATTTTATATAATACTAAAGATAAGAGACCGAAAGAAGAAATTACATTGGAGTATGTTTTTGTAATTGCTAATGAGCAGAATAGTGTTTCTAAAACGGATAGAACTAACAACTTTAAAACATACACTTTAATAGAAGAGAATTACTTTAAGTTAAATGAACAAATTCCATATGGTAAGAGATACGGTGGTGGTGGTAGAGGTAGCGAGGGTGTCGCTATCGGTGATATAATCATGGAAATTTTAGAAGAGGTTATTGGACCGGGTTGCATTGATGAAGAGAACTGGGAGCCAGGCGACATGGTAATAGATAACTTTCCAGAATATATTATACCTCCTATTTCGTTTAGATATTCAGATCTAATCAAATACTTGTTAAGATTGTATTATTTTATTGATGGGGATCTAGCATGTCAAGGTATGTTAACTTATGACAGGGTAACTAAAAAATACCAACTACGGCCTATAAGTAAAATTTTTGGTGAAAATTCTGACTTAGTGCAGGAAGCGTTTGGTGTTGGTGATCTAACTAATGATAAAAATGTTGGAACGGTAAAGAGTAATCCTATTGATGAAGGTGTACAGGTTAACGAATACACAAATGCATTAAAGAGCACAAACTTTACTACTCCTATGGTAACTTGGAGTAATGAATTCTTTACTAATTATTCAATATCTACTACTAATCGATTATTAGGTATAGAGGTTAAGGAGTTAATGACTATCAAAGATGTTAAAGATGCATGGACTAAGTCTTTTGTTGATGTCTTTAAGTGCGTGGGGGGCGTTCCTAAACCTTTCTTACCGCTAAATGAAGCAAAAAGTAATATCTTTAAGCCGTTTATTCTCCCTTATAAAAAAGAACATGTTAGGAACATAGCAAAAGCACAAATGGTATCTAACTTAACCTTTTATAATCTACAATTAGCTATCGATAACATTGGTGATACAGCTAGAAAAGCTGGTAAGTTTATCGATGTTTTTAAGAGAAATAACAGAGAAGATATTTCTGATAAAAAGTTATTAGGTAGATGGTTTGTAACTAAGGTAAGACATATGTTTACAAAAGATAAGTATTACAACGTAATGTCGTGTATTAAAACATTTGTAGGCCCTGACTCAAAGATAAAGGACGTGTAAAATGGCAATATGTAATAAAAGTGTAGAGACGTTAAGAGCTTTAGAATTGACTAAAGATCAGTTCATTGCTGTTATAGAAACAGATTGCCCCGCTGAAGAAAGCGCGGGAGGAAGCAGCGCTAAGGGTAAAGATAAAGAAATATTAGGCTACACATTTACAAATAAAGATAAAGAACTTTGTGAGTCGTTTAAAAAGGTTTATCAATTAGGTCTAAATCAGTTGCGTGTCTTTGTTAATGATCTTGTAGCAGATAATCCTGAGATAAATGAGCAGGCAGCTTTATATTATATGAGGCAGTTATACAACGGCCCTTTTACTAATCAAGTTGCTATATATGCGCAAAACCCATACAGAGGTCGTGGAAGAGTACAAAATTGCTTTTTTCCTTCTCCAGATATATTAGGGTGTTTAGCAAACACCGCACAACAAAATGCTGGTACAGCAATATATTACGGTGAATCAAATGATATATCGCTAAATTTAGTTAAAAAGACACCAGCATTTATTCGCAGAAATCTTGCCAACTGTCAAAGAACATGTTCCAAAGTCATACAATATAATACAGAAAGTGCTGTATATAGTGACAACACTCTTCCATATATTGATAAAAGATCTATTGAACGGGTAAATACTGAGTTTTTAGGTAACTATACCTCATCTACTATTGCTGTGGGTAATCTTATGCTTAAAGATATTAAATTTAGTAACATCTTACGTAGTATTGCTAATACAATTATAGGTATAATTGAAGATTTTCTTGGGGTTGACGCATTTCGTCTTTTTAATTATAAAAGAGATATAAACTTTTTTGACCCGGAACAAAATATATCAAAAACAAAAAATGATAAAGTGTGCAAATCATTTTTAATTTTAAAGAAAGCTTTTGATGAGCAAGGAAACGAATACATTGATGAAGAATGTGTAGAAGTATGTTGTAGTTGTTGCTGTGGTCCGTCTATACCAAACTTCGGTCTCACTATATCTACTAGTGAGGGTTCTTTTGATTTATATACTGTTGCCGGTCAAGGTGGAACAGGTGCTAAGCCAAGAGAAAATCCAAATATTGGAGGGACACAACTAACACCAGAACAAACAGATATAGATAGACTTGGTACTTTCCCCGGGGTGTTAAATGTTACAACCTTTACAAGCCCACAAAGCGCTTCAAATAAGACGCTTGAATTAACTAACGGTGCTTTATCTGGTTCACACTCTCACCCGACAACTACAGGTGAGACGGTATGGATGCCATTCGATACAATGAAAGAGTTTCAAGACTATCTAGCACAAGCTAAAGAAAAAGATATTTGTGTAAGTGAAGAAGATTGCGATGATCTTAAGTTCTAAACGTCAATAACATCATCATCCTTTTCTACTAAAGCCTTCATTATATCGTCTCTAGATAATAGCATTTTAGTTTGATTATCAGCAATGTTTAATCTCTCTTTGGATTCAACATCCATTCGCTTAACCTCTTTTTGTGTTTCGTTTCTCTCATTTGAGCTATGAAGCTTTTGTAACGTATCAATTGAACCAGCCGTTGCTTTTATTACTTCAGCTAAGGCTGCAACATCTCTATTTTCAGGAGCCGATGAGATGTAATCATTTACATTATCAACAATTTCAAGTGATTTGGTAACTAATTTACCTGAAGACTTCATAATAAACTCTTCTAAGTTATCTTTATCGATAGCTACATCTTGCTTTTTTTCACGTACAGTCTTATTATTACCTTTTATTTGGGCAATAATATCATTAACTGCTTCATCTAGCTCTTCTTCAGCCATACACATATATTTAATCTTTACTTGAATTTTTTACAATATATCTTATCATAAGTATATGATATTGAAATTTAAGAAGATTACTGAGAATGCAGTTCTCCCTTCTAAAAACCATAAGGACGACACAGGACTAGATGTAGCGTGTGTGGAGGATAAAACTATTCCTGCAAAAGGATCTGCGGTTATTGATGTGGGGTTAAAGTTTGCTTATATTCAACCAGGCTATTGGGTTAGAATTGAAGGCAGATCTGGCTTAGGCTTTAAGCATGGTATTTTACCTCATCCAGGTATTATTGACTGCGGATATAGAGGTAGTGCTGGAATTAAGCTGTATAACTTAACAGATAAAGATTATAAAATTAAAGCTGGTGATAGAATTGCTCAGTTTGTAGTTTATAATAATCATGCTGTTGAAGTTAGTGAAGGTGAAATTGAAGAGTCTCTTCGTGGTGAAAAAGGCTTTGGTTCATCAGGTAAATAATTATGATTGATTTTGATAAAATTTGGGTTGAAAAATATCGACCGCAAACGCTGAGTGATGTTATTTTAGATAAAGAGACATTACGCGTTGTCGAAGAATATACGAATGAAATACCTAATCTTCTTTTTGTTGGTAATCCTGGTACTGGTAAAACCACCCTTGCTAGAGTTATTGTTAACGATATTCTCGGATGTAATTATCTTTATATTAATGCTTCTGATGAGTCTGGTATTGATACTATACGACATAATATCACTAATTTTGCACAAACTAAGTCTTTTGATGGTGGAGTTAAGGTCGTTATTTTAGATGAGGCTGATGGTCTTACTTCTCAAGCGCAGGCTGCTTTGCGTAATACTATGGAGACGTATGCTAAGTACTGTCGGTTTATTCTTACTGCAAATTACAAGCATAAAATTATTCCAGCCTTGCAATCAAGGTGTCAATCACTAACTATCAAACCTGTTGTTGAGTTAGCAGTAAAGAGATGTTACAATATTCTTAAAGATGAAAATGTTAAAGTACCGGAAGAACAAAAGAAGAAGTTCGTCCAACTCGTCAAGCGTCACTTCCCCGATCTACGGAAAACGATCAATGAACTACAAAAAAATGTTATTGATTCAGAGCTGTGCATTACTAGCGTTGTTAGTGATAACGAGTTGCTCGAAGCCGTTTACAAAAAAATAGCTTCTCAGCAATGTTTAGAAGCAAGAAGATATCTAATTGAAAACGAAGATAGGTTTCAAGGTGATTATGATACTCTATTAAGTAACTATCTAAATTTTATCTACTCTGCTAATATCGATGATATCAAAAAGAAAGAGATGATTGCTATTATTGCAGATCATCTCTATAAAAGCGCGTTTGTAGTAGATAAAGAAATTAACGCCTTTGCGTGTTTAGTAAATCTGGAAAAGATTTAAGCTTTCTTAAGATCAGACAAATACTGATTTGTATACGATGTAACAGCTGGGGAAGGAGTAGCTGGATCGCAAGGAATCTCAGTATTTTGTTTCGGTAACGCCCTTACTGGATTCTCTGGTGCCTGCGGGGCTGTCGTCTCTTCTGCTTCTTCTGGCTTAATATTAACGTCGCTCTTACGGTAAAGAGTATCAGGGATAGGCAGAAGATTTGGAGCGTATTGCACGGCGTGTCCAAGTAAACCAGGTACCGTAACATGATGGGAATATCTACCGCCTCCTTCATCGAGCGCCAGATTTAAATTTACATCTAAGGAAGACTGTTGTGAACTAGCAGGGTAGCGAGTAGGTGCTGTATCTTTAATGCCGGTAACTCTAATATGAAGCCCGGAGTCTTTCATTTTAGTTAAAAGATCTTTTGTAGCTTTTGGAAGCGCTTTATAACACTCAGTTGATTC